CTGCCGTTGACCCGTCCTGCCTGGCCGTTACACTCAGCCCGAACTCATCGGGGCGTAGCTCAGCCTGGCTAGAGCGCTACGTTCGGGACGTAGAGGTCGCAAGTTCGAATCTTGTCGCCCCGACTATTCTCGTTTTTGAGCCGTTCGGCGAGTCCGTCGAACGGCTTTCTCTTTGTGGTGTCTAGACTTACGTCGCTCAAAGTCCGGTTCAAACAAACCAGATCGAGGATTTCGCGTTTCTGGTGCATGTTTGAACCGCGCCACGTTTCGGCCGCGTTCTGGCTAAAGTCGAAGACCGCCAGGGCGAGTTCGCCCGCGTTCGGGAAGGCGTCGCCAAGCGACCCCAGCCCTTCCTCGATCTTGATCGCCTCCGATTTGAAGGCCGCGACCTTGGCGTCGTAGATCACCTGGTCGATGGTGCCCGCGAGGTAGGCGTCGAGCAAACGGTCCTGCATGTTGGCCAGTTCGGATTTGCGCTTCGCCAACATCGCCTCCTGTCGACTGCGATGGATCTTGATGTCTCCGACGGAGGCGGCCAGGGATTCTCGGAACCATTCGGCGACTTCATGCGACGGCAGTTTAAGCGTGTTGAGGTCGTCGATGATCGCCCGCTCCACGTCGTCCGCCTTCCAGCGCACCACGGGATGGCCTTCATCGGGATAGTTGTTGGCGCACCGATAATAGGTGTGGTGTCGCACTCCGCCGGATTTCAGTTTTCGATTGATCCGCTCGCCGGTGACCGAAAGGCCGCAGATCGCACACCGCAACAAGCCGCCGGAAAGTGGATGTTCCGGACTGCTCCGTCGCTTGTTTCTGCCATCAAGAATCGCCTGACAGGCGTCAAACGTGGCTCGGTCGATGAAACGCTTGTACTTGCCAACGAACACCTGGCCGTTGCGCCGTAGCTCGCCGATGTAAAAGCGATTGTTCAGAATGTACGACAGGGCTGTGCGAGTGAATCTCGGTTCGCTGGCGCGAAACGTGTGACCTTCCGCCTGAAGCTTGTCGGCGAGCGATTCGAAGGTCATGTTGCCGACCGAGTAGAGCTCGAAGATGCGATGAACGGTGTACGACTTTTCTTGATCGGGTTGGATCGGCTCGTTGCGGTCGTCGACGTTGACGTAACCGAAAGGCGCAAGGCCCGTGGGCCAGCCCTGCCGGACCTTCTCGTCCATCCCCTTGAGCACTTCAGATCGCAGGTTGTCGCTGTAGTACTGGGCCACCGCCGCCATGACGTTGAACGACAGCGCCCCCGCCGCTCCGGTTCCGAATTGGTTTTCGACGAAGGCCAATTTCACGCCGCACGTATCCTCAAGTTCCTGAAGCCGTACCGCGTCGCGCATGTTGCGGCATACGCGGTCGAGCTTGTGGCTAAGGATGGCCTCGATTCGCTCACGCTTGGCGTTTGTGCGAATCCACTTGTACATTTCGTTGAAGGCTTTGCGCTCTGCGCCGCGCTTGGCCGATTCGGCAACGACAAACTCCCGCACTACGTCCCATTCAGCCCGCGCGGCTTTTTCGCGCGCGGCCCGCAATTGGGCGTCAATGGAGTACCCTTCACGCTGCTCGCGGGATGAGACCCGCGCCCAAACCACTACGTTCATACGTCGCACCTTCCTCGTTTGATTTCCACCAACAATTCCGCGAATCGCTTCACGTTCACCATGATCTCCACGGCCTCCTCGGCCGACACCACGCGCCCGTAGACCTTCGACCACACGCGTCGCGTTTTCTCGACCAGCGCGTCGGTAATCCAGGCCTGCGAAAACGGACGGATCGCGGTCTCCACGGGGCCTGACAAGGAGGGCGAGTTCTCGGCCGAAAGTCCAGCGGGGGCGTTCGATCTTTTCACGGCGATCTCCTATCGCGGAATACTCGGACTTGCATGACGTCAGGCGGTTGCATTGCCGTCCAGGCCAAGAAACTCGAAGTAGCCGCGAATGCCGCAGACCTGTCGCCGAATGGTGTGCCAACCGACGCCCAGCGCTCGGGCGATTTCGTTGACCGAGAGCCCGTCCGCCAGGGCGGTGCAAATCTGCTGCTCCGGCGGCGGAAGGTCGGCCACGGCTTCGCGGACGTCGAGCGACTGTGCCACCTGCCCCGCGCTGTAACGGTCCGCGAGGGACATCGAAGCCTTTTCGCGCGACTCGTCAGTGTGCTCGACGACGCGCTTGCTGTAGCGAGCGCGTGCTCGCTGGATCGCCTTGAGCTGTTTGTCGATCAAGGCAGTGATGGCGGTCGCCTCGGACGCGCCGTTGGACTTTGCAGGATCGAATTCGAAGTCCAGGATCGCCACGACGATCTGTTGTTGCACGTCCTCCAGATCGTGGCGGCGGAATCCCATTCGGATCGCGCGGCTGACAATCAGTGCGGCTTTCCAGTTCTCAATCAGTTCTCCATAGTCGTTTTTAAACATGTGTTCCCTTTCGTCGGTGAATCGGAGTTTTCACGTCGGCATGTGCCGGGCGATGTCGATTCTCCGGACGTTACTGGGACACGTATCTAGGCTGGCATCTGCGCCGCGAAACTCATCTGCGCCGCACATGTGCCGCAACATGCGCCGCGTGACCCAGTAATGCGCCGCATCTGTGGCGCATTACTGGGTCATGGCCGCGCATATGTGTTTGCTGGGTCACGGCGAAGTGGAGCCGCGACCGGCAAATAACTCTGTAGTCGCCGCCGCTGATTGCCGGTTGTTTGGTTCGCACGCTCGTGCAGCACTCGACATCAAGCGGTCGCCTACAGGAGTTCCGCATGACTGTCGCTGAATGCAAGAGCGTCCTCACGCACGAACCGTCGGACGTCTATCACGCCAAGGCCAAGGAATACCTGACGAGCCACCAACTCGGTGACTTCAGGAAGTGCCCGCTGCTTTACCATCGCAAGAAGCTCGGACACATCGCCGACGCAGATCGGCCCGCCTACATGGTCGGACGCGCCTCCCACACCTTGATCCTCGAAGGCCTGGATCGGTTCGAGGCCGACTTCGCGGTGGGCGGTCCCGTCAATCCGAAGACCGGCACGACTTTCGGCCCCAACACCAAGGCTTGGGCCGAATGGGCCGAAGCGCAGGGGAAGCCAGTTCTAACCGAGTCTCAGTTCGACCTCGTCGCCCGCATGAACGAGTCGGTGCGAACGCATCCCATCGCGATGGGACTACTTGCAGACGGCGAGGCGGAGGGTGTCGTCCGCGCCGAGTACTGCGGTATGCCGTGCCAGATTCGCATGGACTGGTTCGAACCGCACGTGGGGATCGTCGACCTCAAAACGTTCGACGACCTGACCTGGTTCGAGGCCGACGCCCGCCGCTACGGCTACGCCCACCAGTTGGCCTTCTATCGCGCCGTGCTGGCGAAGGTGCTCGGCATCTACATGCCGGTTCACCTGGTCGCCGTCGAGAAGAAGGAACCGTATCGCTGCGGTGTGTGGCAGGTTGCGCCCGACACGTTGGCCGTGGCGCAACGCGACAACGAGGACGCGATCGATCGGCTCAAGGCCTGTCTGGCCGAGGAACGCTGGCCGACCGGTTACGAGGAGACGCGACTGTTTGACTTCATCTGACGTTTCGTGACGGGCAGGTGGGATGGCGTGTCACAGCTACGAGGCCAATGGATGTGGCGCGACTGACTGACCGGACTCCCTGTGCCCGCCTGCCCGTCACTTTTTCACTCAACCGGCACTTGGGCTGAGCCGTGGCGACGGAGCGACGCGGCTTGGTCCAGGCCGAGGTTCCAACCAACAACACGAACGCAAGGAGTGAACGATATGGGATTGCTTCAACAAATCCACAGCGGCCGGGCACAGATGCCGCCGCGAATCATGGCTTACGGAACCGAGGGGATCGGCAAATCGACGCTCGCCGCCGGAACACCCAAGCCGATTTTCGTGCAAACGGAGGATGGCCTGGGCGAGATCGACTGTGACAAGTTCCCGCTCGCGAAGTCATTCGACGATGTGCTGGCAGCGCTGGGCGAACTTGCTTCGGAGCAACACGCCTACGAGACCGTGGTGATTGATTCGCTCGATTGGCTGGAGCGATTGATCTGGGACGCCGTCTGCAAACGCGAATCGGCGACAACCATCGAGAAGGTCGGCGGCGGCTACGGAAAGGGGTACATCCTGGCGCTGGACTTCTGGCGCAGGCTCATTGACCGCCTGATCGCTTTACACACTGGCCGGCAGATGATGGTTTTTCTCATCGCGCACGCCAAGGTCGAGAAGTTCGAAGACCCCGAAGCGCCCACCTACGACCGCTACTCGCCCCGCCTCCACAAGCATGCCGCGGCGCTGATCACCGAATGGTGCGACGCCGTGCTGTTCGCCACGCGGCGCATCAGCACGCGATCCGAAGACACCGGCTTCGGTCGACAGCGGGCCATCGCTGCGTCCATCGGGGCCGGCGGCGGCGAACGCATTCTCCGCACCGTCGGCGGCCCTTCGTGCGTGGCCAAGAACCGTTACCGGCTCAAGCAAGAAATCCCGTTGTCCTGGGATGCAATCGTGAACGGCATCCTCGGCAGCGCGACCGAGTCCACCTCTGCCAATTCCACCAACCCCAATCAAGGAGACGTCCAACATGGCTGATCTGCATGGATTCAACGCGAACCAAGTCGAACCGTCCACGGAATTCGAGCCGATCCCCGCCGGCAAGTATCTGGCGGTGATCACCGACTCGGAGGTCAAGCCGACCAAGTCGGGCTCGGGCAGCTACCTGCAGCTTGCCTTCCAGGTCATCGAAGGCGACTTCAAGGGCCGCTTCGTCTGGGCGCGACTCAACCTCGACAACGCCAACGCCACGGCCGTGCAAATCGCCCGCGCCGAACTGTCGGCCATCTGTCGGGCCGTGGGTGTGATGACGCCGAACGACTCGGTCGAGCTGCACAACCTGCCTCTCGTGATCACCGTGAAATGCAAGAAACGTGACGACACGGGCGACATCTCGAACGAGATCAAAGGCTACGCCAAACGGGAAGCAGCGGTCGGTCAGCCGCAGCAGGCCCCGACCAACACGCCTCCCTGGAGGCGGCCATCGTGATCGAACTGGAACTGCCGTATCCGCCGTCAGTGAACCACTACTGGCGGCGGGTGGGAGCACGGACGCTCATTAGCCGCGGGGGTCGGGCATTCCGCACAGCGGTCTGCTCGATCCTCGCGGCCCACGGCATTCGGCCGATCGACGGGCCGCTTGAAGTATTGATTGAACTGTTCCCGCCGGATCGTCGCCGACGAGATGTGGACAACACCCAAAAAGCTCTGCTCGATGCGCTCGCACACGGCGGTGCGTACCACGACGACAGCCAGATCGTCCACCTGGACACTTGGAAGCGTGATCCGGTTGCGGGTGGCTCAGTGATCGTCCGCATTTGGAAACTTAAGGAATCCAACTAATGCTGCTAAACCTCGAACAAATCCGCATCGACGGCGGCACTCAGCCGCGGGCAGTGCTGCAACAAGACGTGATTCTGGAATACCGGGAACGGATGGAGCAGGGAGCCAACTTTCCGCCTCCGACCGTCTTCTTCGATGGCCAGGAGTACTGGCTCGCGGACGGATTCCATCGTTTCGCGGCCATCCTAAGAGCATTTCCTGCTCAACCGCTTGAGTGCGACGTGAGGCAGGGAACCTTGCAGGACGCGCAGTGGTTCAGCTATAGCGCGAATCAAAGTCACGGCTTGCGTCGCACTAACGAAGACAAACAACGTGCGGTGCGGGCAGCACTGGCACATTGTCAGGCAGCGAATCTGAGCAACTGCCAAATCGCAAAACATTGCGGAGTCGATGAGGGAACCGTTCGAAAATATCGCGAGCCGATGCAAACGACTTCGGAAGTTCCGAAGTCAACACCACGCACTGGACGCGATGGCCGCACGATCAATACCACAAACATTGGAAAGCGTCGTCCACCGGACGAACGCACGCCGCGTAAGCAGCGGGGCGGGATTTCCCCCAATGCCCACCGGCCGGTGCGCGACTACGAGAGCATCTATCCGGCGAAAACCGCCCTCGAACTCCCCCATGACGCGGAAATGGGGGCCCGAACGCTGATCAGCGTCTTTGACGCAGCCTACCTCCGCAAGCTCGTGGACGTGCTGATGCAACACCTATCCCAAGAAGGAACCGAAGAATGAGTTCTCCTGTCAACGCCAATACTGAAGTTTCCACGTGCGCCCTCGCCGAGCTGATCGCGTCGAGCAAACAACGCCGCAATCTCATTCTGGCCGTGACACCAGCGGACGCCGATTGGGCGCTTTCGCACACCAACACGCGCAACCGCGCCATCGCAAACCATTGGGTCGACGAGCTAACACGGCGCATCAAGGCGGGTCTGTGGCAATTGACCCACGAGGGGGTCGCCTTCGACACCAACGGCGTACTGATCGACGGGCAGCATCGCTTGTGGGCGGTGGCCATGTCCGACACGACGGTGCCGATGCGGGTGTTCCTAAACGAGCCGCCCGAGGGACTGCAGGTCATCGACACGGGCCGTGTCCGCGCCAGCCATGAGGTCATCACGCTCGCCGGTGGCATGGGCAAAGTAGCGAAGAACGAAGTTGCCACGCTGCGGGTCTTGGTGTCCGGTCTGCAATGCTATGTCCGCCGATCAGCCGCGGAGGAAGCCGATCTATTGAGGCGACATCGCGCGGCGGTTGATTTCGCGCATGACGTGCTACCATCCGCTCGTTATCGCGGCGTCGCGACGGCCGTGACCCGAGGCGTGATCGGGCGAGCCTTCTATTCAGCCAATCAGCCCCAACTGCGGCATTTCGCGGATGTCCTTCAAACCGGAGTGGCGAGCGACGAAGCGGACGGGCCCATCACGCTGCTTTTACAGGCCTTCATGTCGACGCCCACCGGGCGACGCAGCCACTCCGACAATCGCGCGATCTATGCCAAGACGGAGCGGGCCTTGTCGGCCTACCTGAAGGGCGAGCGGTTGAGCCAGCTTCGGGCAGTGACAAACGAACTGTTTCCGCTCCCCGGCGAGGAGTGATCTGTCCGATGGAGCTTCGTCCTTACCAGCGCGAGGCCGTTGAATCCGTCTATGCGTACCTTCGGGCGTATGACGACAACCCCTGCGTCGTTATTCCAACCGGCGGCGGCAAGACGCCGGTGATTGCCACGATCTGCCGCGACGCGGTCAGCCAATGGGGCGGCCGCGTGTTGATCCTGGCCCACGTGAAAGAGCTACTTGAGCAGGCGACCGACAAACTCGCTCGCATCTGCCCGGAAGTTCGGTTCGGTGTCTACTCGGCCGGCCTTGGCCGCCGTGAAACGCAGGCACCGGTAATCGTGGCGGGGATTCAGTCGGTCTACAAGCGAGCCTGCGAGCTGGACCCGTTCGATCTGGTGATCGTGGACGAAGCCCACATGATTCCGCCGGAAGGGGACGGCATGTATCGCCAGTTCCTGCGCGATGCCCAGGTGGTCAACCCGTCGCTGCGCGTGATCGGTCTGACGGCCACACCGTTTCGGCTCAAGTCCGGACACATCGTGGGGGCGGACCAGATCTTGAGCCGCATCTGCTTTGAGGTTGGCGTCCGCGAATTGATCGTCGGCGGTTACCTCTGCCCCTTGGTCACCAAAGCCGGCATCAACAAGGCCGACACCAGCCGCGTGCATGTTCGCGGCGGCGAGTTCGTCGCCAATGAGCTCGAAGACGTGATGGACGAACCTCACCTGGTGGAAGCGGCGTGCGGAGAGACGGTCGGGTACACCGGAGACCGGCGAGCTGTGCTGATCTTCGCCTCGGGCGTGCGTCATGGCGAACACATCGTTCGCACGCTAGCCGCGAAGCACGGATTGGAGTGCGGATTCGTGACCGGAGAAACGCCAGCGATCCAGCGCGATGCGGTGTTGGCTCGGTTTCGACGTGGCGAGCTCAAGTATTTGTGTAACGTCAACGTGCTGACGACCGGCTTCGATGCTCCGCACATCGATTGCGTGGCGCTGGTAAGGCCGACAATGTCGCCGGGCCTCTATTACCAGATGGTCGGTCGCGGCTTCCGGCAGCATCCCGGCAAACATGACTGTCTCGTTCTGGATTTCGGCGGCAATGTCGTGCGACACGGTCCGGTCGACCAGATCAAAGTGGTCGAGCGCAACGGCAACGGCAATGGCCCGGCACCGGCCAAGGAGTGCCCGGAGTGCTTATCGGTTGTCGCTGCCGGCTATGCACGATGCCCAGATTGCGGGTACGAGTTTCCGGCTCCCGAGCGCCAAATGCACGAGCCAAAGGCGAGCGATGCCGGAATCCTGTCCGGCCAGGTCACGACGACCGTCTATCAGGTGCGCGACACCTATTACAGCGTGCATGTGAAACGTGGCGCGGCAGAAGATGCACCACGCACGCTGCGAGTCGACTACCAGGTCGGCTGGCACGAATACAAGTCGGAGTGGGTCTGCTTCGAGCATGACGGGTACGCGCGACAGAAGGCCGTCGCCTGGTGGCGAAAACGCTCGCCTGATCCGGTGCCAAGCTCGGCGGAACGCGCCGTTGAGATAGCGCAAGGCGGCGGGCTCGCTCCTACAAAATCGATCACCGTGCGTTCGGTAGACGGTGATCCGTATGAGCGGGTGGTCGACTGCGTGTTGGGCCCGATCCCCGAGCCCGTCGACGTTCCCTCCGACACTCCACTCGACGACGACATTCCTTTTTGATCGAGGCCACGATGTCCGACCAACACGTTCTGCCGAAGACGCCATTGCGATTCGTGATCCGCGACGCCGGTGAGGGCGAAGCCTGCTTCTGTTGCCCGGTTTGCGGCAACGACTATGTGCATCCTGCGCAGGTAATCGTCGACCAGGGACAAACTCGAACCGAGGTGACCAGGGAACAGACAATTGTCGCGGCCAGCAACCACGGCATGCTCGCGCGAGGATCACTCGTCGCTATGCAGTTCTGGTGCGAGCAGGGACATGCGTTCGAGTATCGGCTGTCGTTCCACAAAGGCCACCTCAACTGCGAATTGGCGACCTGGCAATTCGCTGCGGAACAGCTGCGCGATGAATTGTGGCGGGACTAAACGACGGCGAGCGCCGACATGGACGGTGAAAAGCGATCATGCGAAGCAACCTTCAGGCCGCTGTGGATTACGCGGAACTCGGGTATCCCGTGTTCCCGTGCGCCAGCGATCTGAACCCAGCGCCACTGACTCGCCACGGTTTCAAGGACGCGTCGACGAACCCTGAACAGATCGAAGCCTGGTGGCAGCAGTTTCCAAATGCTTGCATCGGACTGGCGACGGCCGGGCTGCTCGTGGTCGATATCGACGGGCCCGGTAATACTTGGCTTGCGAGCGATCCGGACAAGGCGCTTTCGCTCGCGGCCGCGCCGACGTCGCTAACGCCTGGCGGCGGCCGGCACCACATCTTTCGTCGGCCATCGGGAAAGAACTGGAAATGCACCGTCGGCCAACTCGCCGAGCGCGTCGATACCCGCACCGACGGCGGCTATATCGTCGTTCCGCCTTCGGCGCGGCCTGACGGCACTTACCGCTGGTTGGAAGGCTGCGAACTCGACGTTCCCATCGACCGACTGCCTGAACCGCCGCCGTGGCTGGTGGCGGCGCTCGATGAATTGCCCGATACGGGTCGGCGGACGAAACGGGCCAAGGGCTCGCCCACGTCCGCACCTGTGGCCCCCGTGAGCGACGAGTCGAACCGAATCCCCAGTGGACAAAGAAACGCAACCCTGGCCCGCCTGGCGGGCGCTATGCGCCGTATTGGCATGTCGCAGGCCGAGATCGCCGCGGCGCTCCATCAGGCCGGCCGGAACCGATGCACACCGCCGCTGTCGCCGGCCGAGGTAGACCGGATCGCTGCAAGCGTCGCGCGCTACGCTCCCGATCAAATCGCGACGGCGATGGTCGAGGACCACTGGTCACAGCAATTTGGCCGCGACGAGGAACCCCTCGAGGCTCGGCCGACTGATCCGGGCGCGTTGCCCGAGCATGTGATGCATGTGCCGGGACTAATCCACGACGTCATGCAGTACAACCTGGCGACAGCGACTCGCCCTCAGCCGGTGCTTGCCCTGGCCGGCGCGATCGCGCTGCAAGCTGTCCTGGCGGCGCGAAAAGTCCGCGACGAACGCGGCAATCGCACGAATCTGTACATCATCTCGGTCGCCGACTCGGGCGCGGGAAAGGAACATGCGCGCAAGGTCTGCAAACGCATCTTGTACGTTGCGGGGCTCGAGAATCTGGAACCCAATGACGAGATCGCCAGCGATGCGGGCTTGGTGAGCGCGGCCGAACTCGAACCGGCCAGCCTCTTTCAGATCGATGAATTCGGCCGCTTTCTGCGCACGATCGGCGATCCCAAGAAGGCCCCGCATTTATTCAACGCGCTGGGCACGTTCATGAAGCTCTATTCCAGCGCCGATTCCACTTTTCGCGGCAAGGCCTACGCCGACCGGAAGCGGAACAAGGTGATTGACCAGCCGTGCGTTTGCCTGCACGGCACGAGCGTACCCGAGCATTTCTACGAGTCGCTCACCGCATCCAGCCTGAATGACGGCTTTGTGGCGCGGCTGTTGGTGTTCGAGTCGCACGATATGCCCGAACGTCAGCGCCGCTCGCAACAACCGGTCCCCGAGCCGATCATCGCCGCCGCGCGTTGGTGGGGCGACTTCTCGCCAGGGGGCAATCTGCGACGTGAACACCCGGAGCCGATCGTGGTCCCCACAACGACCGCTGGGGCGGCGGTATTTGACGGCCTCGCGGCCAAGGTCGACGCCGAGCTACGGGAACGACGGAGGGTCGGCAATTCACTATGGGCTCGAGCCGAGGAGAAAGCCTGCCGTCTAGCGTTGGTCCATGCTTGCTCGGCCAACCGTGAGCGGCCAGTCATCGATGCCGCCGACGCCCGCTGGGCGTGTGACCTCTCGGAATATCTGACGCGGCGCGTGTTGCACTTGGCCGACGAGTGGGTCTCAGACGGCCAATTTGACGCGCGGCAGAAGAAAGTCTTGCGGATCATCCGCGACGCGGGCGGTCACATCGGCCGTCGAGAATTGTCAAGGCGAACGCAGTGGCTTTCGCAACGCGAACGGAATGAGGTTTTGGCCAACCTGGAAGAGGCCGGACTCGTGGAATTACGGCAAATCCTCACAGGCAGCCGTCCCAAGGTGGTCTATGCGATTCGCTGCTCTTGAGAAACGTCAATTCGTCAAGGGGTGTTTGTATATGAGGAAAGCAAGGAGCGGGAACGGGAATAGAGAACCCCCCTTTGACATATTGACATATCTCTCTTTCGAACAACTTTCCTCGAGAAAACACGGGGAAAACGTGAGTTGGAAGCGTCAAGGAAACGTCAGTTCTGTCAATGGTTCCTTCCCGGCCCATGTCGCTTGGAGACGCCCGCGGGAACAGTCGCCAAAGCAAGCAGAGTTTGTTTTCAATGTCCGAACTGTGAACGGAGTCAATTGCCATGAAGATCGAACTATGGGTCCTGTCGCGGGTCAAACCGTATCCCAACAACCCCCGCCTGAATGACGACGCCGTCGACGCCGTGGCGACCTCGCTGCGCGAGTTTGGATTCCGCCAGCCGATCGTGGTCGATGCGGAAGGCGTAATCATCTGCGGGCACACCCGCTGGAAGGCGGCCCAGAAACTGGGCCTGGCGAAAGTGCCGGTCCACGTGGCCAAGGATCTGTCGAACGAGCAAATCAAAGCGTACCGCATCGCGGACAACCAGACGGCGTCACTGGCCGAGTGGAACTATGACCTGCTGCCGATCGAGCTGGGTGAGTTGCAAGCGGCGAACTACGACCTCGGTCTGCTTGGTTTCGACCAGGATGAACTGGCCAAGCTGCTCGGCAGCGAGCTGCAGGACGGTCTGTGCGATCCAGATGACGTTCCCGCGCCGCCGGACGAGGCGACAACGAAGGCTGGCGATCTGTGGATTCTTGGCGAGCACCGTTTGCTCTGCGGCGATTCCAGCAAACCCGAGGACGTGGATCGACTGCTCGACGGCGCGGTGATTCACCTCGTGAACACCGATCCGCCGTACAACGTTCGCGTGGAGCCTCGATCCAACAACGCCATCGCCGCCGGCCTGAGTTCGTTCACCAACGACGCGGCGGCGAAGAAGCTCAAGGCCGGCCAGGGGAACGCCGCGTTCGATGTCGCTCGCGGCAAGACAAAAGTGCCCGGCAAGATGCACCATCAAGGTCTCGACTTGGCACGGCACCCGGAGAAGTCGAAACCGACCGGCAAGAAACTCCGGGCGAAGGACCGTCCGTTAGCGAACGACTTCGTCAGCGACGGGGAGTTCGACCGGCTGCTCGACGCCTGGTTCGGAAACCTGTCCCGCGTCCTGGCCCCAGGGCGCAGCTTCTATGTGTGGGGCGGCTACGCGAACCTTGGGAACTATCCGCCGTTCCTCAAGAAGCACGGCCTCTACTTCTCGCAGGGAATCGTGTGGGACAAGCAGCATCCCGTCCTGACAAGAAAGGATTTTATGGGGTGCTTTGAGCTCGCTTTCTACGGCTGGAAAGAAGGTGCGGGCCACGAGTTCTTCGGGCCCAACAACGCGTTCGACCTTTGGCACGTCAAGAAGGTGAACCCGCAGAGCATGGTCCACCTCACGGAGAAGCCGGTTGAGCTCGCCGTGCGGGCGATGCAATTCTCGTCCCGCGCCGGCGAAAACGTCATCGATCTGTTCGGCGGCTCGGGGAGCACGCTCATCGCGGCGCAGCAGACTGGTCGGCGCGCCTACTTGATGGAGCTCGACCCGCTCTATTGCGACGTGATTGTGCAGCGGTTCGAGAAGTTCACGGGCCAAACGGCAGAGCGCGTCGCCGCTGTGGAGGTGCCGGCATGATTTACCCTGCCTCACTCGTTCAGCGTTTTTGGAGCAAGGTGGACCGATCCAATCCGGATGGCTGTTGGGTCTGGACTGCTTCAACTCAAAAACGCGGCTACGGACAAATCAACATCAACGGCAAGCCAGAGATCGCAACGCGCGTGGCATTTCAGCTCGTCTATGGGGAGATTCCGAATGGGCTGTTCATTTGCCATTGGTGTGACAATCCCTTGTGCGTGAATCCGGACCATCTGTTCCTGGGGACACCAGCGGACAACATCCACGACATGGATGCAAAAGGCCGCCGAGTGAATGCGCCCCAACTCGGCTCGCGTCACGGCTGTGCCAAGCTAGACGAGCGGAAAGTTGCCGAGATCAAGGCAAGAGTCGACTGCGGCGAATCTCAGAAGAAGCTGGCATTTGAATTTGGAGTTTCGCCTGGGGCAATCAATCACATCGCCAAAGGCCGCAAATGGAAGCACGTAATCGGGACGAGGACAACATGATTTATTTGGCGTCTCCGTATAGTCATCCCGACCCGGCCGTGCGCGAGCATCGCTTCCGAGAAGCATGTCGCGCGGCCGCCAGGTTCATGCGGTTGGGCCAAGCCGTGTTCTCGCCCATTGCGCACGGTCACAGCATTTGCACCTACGGCCTGCCGACCGACTGGCGGTTTTGGGAACCGTTTGATCGGCACCAACTCGAGCGCTGTGACGAGGTGGTCGTGCTGACGCTCGACGGCTGGATCGAGAGCGTCGGCGTGCAGGCCGAGATTCGCATCGCCGGTGAGTGCGGCAAGCCCGTGCGGTACGTCGCGCCCGAAGCGGGCCACGAGAAAACCCCAGCCGAGGCCGGGGTGGAAGGAGCGACGTGATGGTAATGGAACGCCTACCGATTCTTCAGCGTCCCTTCGCGGGCCAGCATCTCGCGGTGCCATTTCATCATGTCGATCTCGTCGCTGGTTGCGGGGCGGACGGTCAAGATGTTGATCGGCACGTCCTTGCCGAGCCGCTCGCGGAGGTCGGCATACAGTTCGTCGAGCGCCGCGTCCCCCCGTTCGCGGGCATGCGTTTCATTCTCGGCGTCCACCAGGACGTAGCGAGCGAGAGTGGCGACGTAGTACGTGGTCATGATTTTTCTCCGGTTGATGGGTTAGCGCTGCGCGAAGTATTCGGCCAATTGGCGGTAGGCGTCGGCCACGTTGATCGTGTATTCGGCCGTCCACTTCTGAATCTGCTGCTTCGCAGCCCGGTAACTTTCGAGCACGGCGGCGTCGTAGCCGTTGCCGTCCTCGTCCATCACGCACATCAGGTCGTCGATGATCTCGATGGTATGGGGCATCGTTCGTTCTCCTGGAATTCGTGGCATCGCGTGCCGCCCTACGCCGGCGGCAACCGCGTGACACCACAGGAGCCAGCCCCTGGAGAAAACATCAAGCGGAGCAGCGAAAGAATTACGGAAAAGAATGTTGACCACGGCACTATCCATTTAACTCGCCTCGCGGCAGCCAGCGCTGGACGGGTTCCGTGCCACGTCGCACTCGTTGGCCCACGTTGCGGCCGGGCGCGTTGGTTGGCCAGCGGGTCAATCAACGAGAAAACGCCCCAACGTGGCGAACGTGGGGCGTGGAGTGGGAAGCGGGGTACGGCTAGTTCTTCGGTCGCGTTCGTCTCCGTTTGGTTTTTGGGAGCGGTGGGTCGAGGTCGTCGGCCACCGCCGGGACCGTTTCCAGCAGGTCCTCGGCGTCGATCTTCCAACTGCGGAGACCTTCGCCAAGCTCTTCGTCGAGGCGGCGGGCGACCTTTCGCAGAGCGTCGGCCACTCGATATTCGGGTCGGTCGTTCGTCATGGTTAGGTCGGCTCCTACGACGCGGCCTTAGCGGCGAACTTGCCGCGCTCGGTCTTCACGAACCGAGCGTCGCGTCCCTTCTCGTTGATCTCCCGCAGGATGGCGCTGTACAGCGTGGCGTGCGGGGTTTTGCCGCCGGGGCTGGTCCAAAGATGCTTGGTGGTCATCGCCTCGATCATTTGCTTGGCGTTCATCGCCTGCTTCGTGTCGACCAGCACTTTCGCAGCGGCATCGATGGCGCTGAGCTTCTTGGCCTCGCCGTTCGGATCAGCTTTCTTGCGTGCGGGCTTCGTCGCGGCGGCCTTCGAGGCCTTTGCGGACTTGTTCGCCTTGGGGGCAGCGGCCTTCTTTGCGGTCTTCTTCGCGGTCATCGTTCTACTCCTTCGTGTTGTTTTCGATGGGGTGGCTGCCATCATCAGGCGGCGGGAACCACCCGCCGCGACGCGCCGGCCGGAGCCGGTCGCGTTTCGGCTTCAGTGGGCGACCTCCCAGGCGCGTTTCGTTCCGTAGCAAAGCTGTTGGCCTTCGACGATGTAGACGACTTGGTCCGCGTCCACATCGCCATCGTCGTTCGGATCGTCCTCATCCGCCGCGTCGTTGATCTCTTCACCAGACGCCAACCCGACGATGCCGTTTTCGAACGGCCAGTTGGACTGCGTCATCAGGCGGACCTCCACGTCCCCCAACTCGTCGCGGTATTCCTCGAGGCGTTCGATCAATTCGCTGATGTTCATGGTCGTGCTCCTTGGTTGTTGATGCGGTTATTCGGCGTAGACGTGGTCGGCGAGTCCCGCCGCCAGGAAGTCGACAATCGCCTGGGCGATGTCGGTCGCGGCGGCGATGTCGAGCCCGCGATCCCAGTTGAAGACCGTCTGCTTGTCGGCGAGCCGCTGAAGCCAAAGCTTCGAAATGCGGCTGTCGCCAATTTCGTAGTCCGCGACCTCGGCGTGCTCGGGGAAGACCAGCGCGTCGAAGCGGTGGCCGGCGATCTTGCCGCTGACCCAAGTGCCGCCGCCCGAGGCGCGGCGGGTCGTCTTGTTGATTTCGAGGTCGTCGCCAAGATCGAATTCAAAGGCGTCGTTCATCTTTCGTTCTCCGGTGGTTCGTGGTTGGCATCTGTCTTCCGACAGACACACATGAGCCATGCGGGGCGAAACACAGCAAGCGCTGTTCGCAGCGATTCCGCCGGAATTCAGCAGGTTTTTTTCGCCGCCAAATATGGCGGAATTCGCTTAGCATTTGGCCTCTTCGCCACAGTTGGCCCCGTGTGCGGAACATGTCGCGTCGCGCTCCCTTTCGTCGCCCGCCAACGAGAAAACCCGCCAGGCGGCCACCCGTGCGGCCACGTGGCGGGTTGTGGGGAACGGCGTGCTGCTCTTTGGGGACAAGGGGCTGGCGCGGAGCGTGGAAAGGGGAGGCGGCGGTGACTGCTGAGAATGCGCCCGTCAATCCGAACCGGCTGACCGTCGACCAGGCGGCCCGCCTGCTGTCGGCCGCCAGCCCCCGGCCCGTCACGGCCGCCATGTTGCGCGCCGACGTCGACGCCGGCGCGCCGACGAATGCCGACGGAACGATGAACCTCGTCCACTATGCGGCTTGGCTCGCGCGGGAGATGGGCCGCAGCGCGGGAGAACGACATGGCGACTGACCCGCGAAAGCTCCGGCCGAGCGAACTGTGCCGTCTGCTCAACTCCACGCCGCTCGGAGAGGTGATCAATGAGCGGCAACTGCATCGGCACCGCACCCGCGCTGGTCTGCGCATCGGCGACGCCAGGCACGTTGACCTCTTGCGTTACGTCGCCTGGTTGGTCGAGGTGCGTCACGTGCCTCGACCTGAGCCAGAAGGCGATCCGTATGAACGTCTCAAAGACCGCGCCCGCGCGCGGAACATGGCACTCGCGCTTGCGGGCCGCGACATCGGCGAACTGCCCGAGGTCGCCAATGCCGAGCGGAAGACGCGGGCGACCACCGACTTCCGCTTCTTTTGCGAGTCGTACTTTCCGCTCACCTTTCACCTGCCGTGGTCTCGCGACCACCTCAAAGTAATCGCCAAGATCGAGCAGGCGGTGCTTCGGGGCGGCCTGTTCGCGATGGCCATGCCGCGCGGTAGCGGCAAGACGACTATTTGCGAGTGCGCCTGCATCTGGGCGGTGCTCAACGGGCATCGCGAATTCGTGTGCCTGATTGGCAGCGACGAAGGGCACGCGATGGACATGCTCGAGTCGATCAAGATGGAGCTCGACGGGAACGATTTGCTGCTCGAGGACTTTCCGGAGGTCGTCTATCCCATCCAATGTCTCGATGGCATCGCCAACCGCTGCAACGGCCAGCTCTACAAAGGCGAGCGGACACATATCGGCTGGACCGCGCGCGAAGTTGTTCTTCCCACGATGCCCGGAAGCGTCGCCAGCGGGGCAATCATCAAAGTCGCCGGCATCACGGGGCGCATTCGCGGCATGAAATACAAGCGGGCCGACGGCCATACCGTTCGGCCCACCTTGGTGGTGCTCGACGACCCGCAAACCGACGAATCGGCCCGCTCGCTCTCGCAGTGCGCGACCCGTGAAGGCATCCTCGCCGGCGCGATCCTGGGGTTGTCAGGTCCGGGTAAGAAGATCAGCGGCATCATGCCCTGCACGGTGATTCGACCCGGCGACATGGCCGACAACATCCTCTCGCGCGACAAGCATCCCGAGTGGAACGGCGAACGCACCAAGATGGTCTACGTCTTTCCGACCGACGAAAAGCTGTGGCAGCGCTACAGCGAGCTGCGCGCCGAGAGCCTTCGCCTGCACGGCGACATGCATCTGGCGACGGAATTCTATGCCGCCAACCGCGCGGCAATGGATGCCGGCGCGGATGTCGCTTGGCCCGAACGATTCAATCACGACGAGCTCTCAGCCACGCAGCACGCCATGAATCTGAAGCTGCAGGATGAGGCGGCCTTCTTCGCCGAGTACCAGAACGAGCCGTTGCCGGTCGACACGTCGAGCGATGACGAGATGACCGCCGACGAAATCGCCGCCAAGGTGAATCGGCTGGAGCGCCGCGCCGTCGCTATCGGTGGAAACCACCTGACGATGTTCATCGACGTGCAGGCGACGCTACTGTTCTTCGTGGTTGCGGCATGGGAGGACGACTTCACTGGTTACGTGATCGACTACGGCACGTTTCCGGACCAGCGCCGGCCGCATTTCACGCTCCGCGACGCCAGGCAGACATTGACACTGGCTACCAAGGCGAGCGGACTCGAGGGGGCAATCTATGCGGGATTGGAACGGCTCACTTCCGAGTACCTGGGCCGCGAATGGCGGCGCGACGACGGTGCGATGCTGCGCATCGAACGCTGCCTGATCGACGCCAACTGGGGTTCGTCGACGGATGTGGTCTACCAGTTCTGTCGGCAAACGGCGTTCAGTGGAATCGTGATGCCCAGCCACGGTCGGTTTGTCGGCGCATCAAGCCAGCCGTTCTCGGAATACAAACGCCGGCCAGGCGACCGGGTTGGGCACAATTGGCGAATGCCAAACGTGGCTGGCAAGCGAGCAGTGCGGCATGTCGTGTACGACACGAATTTCTGGAAGTCGTTCGTCCACGCCCGTCTCGCGGTGGCGATGGGCGACCGTGGTTGCCTCTCACTGTTCGGCGACAACCCTGAACCGCATCGTCTGGTTGCCGAGCATCTCACCTCGGAGTATCGCGTGAAGACTGAGGGCCGTGGGCGAACCGTCGACGAATGGAAGCAGCGACCGGAACGGGGTGACAACCACTGGCTGGACTGTCTCGTCGGCTGTGCCGTCGCGGCTTCGATCCAGGGCGCTGTTTTGCAAGGGACCGGTGGGCAGGCCGTCGACAAACGCCAGAGGGTGAGTTTCGCCGAGCTGCAAGGGAGGCGTCGGCGATGAACCAATCGGAACCGAAGCGAGCTGTTCGAGGAATCGAATGTCCTAAGTGCGGCTGTCGGCACTTCTACACGACCAACACGGAGCCACTGTGCGACGGCCGCATTCGCCGTCGCAAGGTGTGCCGGCATTGCGGTCGCAAGATCGTCACATACGAAGCCCCGCCTCTGCCCGACGAGCGGCGCGGTTGCTACCGGTAGCAATCTTGGCGAATTCTATCTCTCCAGCGCGCAGTGTCTCCGCGAAACGGCATAGGTAACTAAGGGAGGGCTCTGGTTCGCAGCTATCCACTTGGTGCCGATGCCGGAGTTCGCAATCGATGGCCGAGAACCTCGACGACACGATTCGCCAAAACGCCCAGAGACCTGCGAAAGCGGCGGGCGACGCCGGCAGCGTGGAGCAACACAAGCTCTCGGAGCAGATCGAGGCCGACAAGTATCTCGCTTCCAAAGAAGCGGCCAAGTCGAAGCGCCGCGGACTCGTTTTCAACAAGCTCGTTCCCCCCGGGGCCGACTAAACCGTGTTTCATTGGCTCACCAATTTGTTCTCCGCGAGGCCTGCTCGTTCAGCCGCCCCTCGGGCGCTGCGCATGGTGCGTGCCCGCTACGACGCGGCGGTGACCAATGAGGACAATCGTCGCCATTGGGCGAACGCCGATGGTTTGTCGGCCAACAGCGCGAACGGCGCTGAAGTTCGTCGCATTCTGCGCAACCGCTCGCGCTACGAAGTCGCCAACAATAGTTATGCCCGCGGGATCGTTCTGACGCTCGCTCATGACGTGGTTGGCACTGGTCCACGTCTGCAAATGCTGACGGCGGACGCCGAGGCCAATCGCCGCATCGAACAAGAGTTCTCGCGCTGGGCCAAGGCCGTCGGATTGGCCGAAAGGCTTCGCACCATGCGAATGGCCCGCTTGTCTGATGGCGAGGCGTTCGCGGTGCTGACGAGCAACGCCCGGTTAGCGACCGACATTCAGCTCGATTTGCGACTGGTCGAAGCGGACCAGGTCTGCACGCCCGATCTCGATGCACGTTCCGCTAATGCGGTGGACGGCATCGTGTTTGATGGAGCCGGCAATCCGGTCGAGTACCACATCCTCAGGCGACATCCGGGCGACTCGAGTTCTGGGCTCAATCGTGATTACGATCGGCTGCCGGCCAGCAGTGTCATTCACTGGTATCGGTGCGACCGGCCAGGGCAGGCACGCGGCATCCCCGACATCATGCCGGCACTGCCGCTGTTCGCACAACTGCGGCGGTTCACGCTGGCCGTGCTCGCGGCCGCGGAAACGGCCGCCGACTTCGCCGGCATCCTCTACACGGATGCGCCCGCTAACGGCGAGGCGGACGCCGCCGAACCTTTCGAACCGATCGAACTGGAGAAGCGAGCGCTCGTCACCATGCCGGGTGGCTGGAAGATGAGCCAGATGCAGGCGGAGCAACCTGCCACCACCTATGCCGAATTCAAGCACGAGATTCTCAACGAAATCGCCCGCTGCTTGAACATGCCATTCAACGTCGCGGCTGGGAATAGCTCTGGCTACAACTACGCCTCGGGTCGACTCGACCATCAAACCTATTTCAAGGCGATCCGTGTTGAACAGGCGCACGTCGAGTGCGTTGTTCTGGATCGCATTCTCGCTGCCTGGTTCGACGAGGCGGTTCTGATCCCTGGTCTATTGCCCGCT